GGCTTATCCGTTGCCATAATCTCTGACAGCGTGTTGAGCTTTACCGTGTCACCGTGCGTGAAGCCTATGGCTACTCGACCATGCTGGACGTAATTGAATTTGTTGGCAGTAGGCAGGATCTCGACCCTTGGCTCATCTCGATAGTAAGCACCAAGGAATGCACTAAGCATCACCGACGAATGATCATCGTGATTGCCTATGCAGTTCACCACCGTCACTTGCGGGTGCTTAGTTAGTGCCAGGTTAATCAGGTCGACCATCAGTGTGCAGCCAGCCTGGAGGACTTCCTGCCAGACCCCAGCAACATCCACGAAGGTTCCACGTGTAGTTGTGTTTTTGTTGTTGTCTGCGTGGAAGAAGTCGCCCAGGTTAGCGATCAGCGCCCTATTGCTTTTAGGCGCTACCCGTACCAGCTTGGAAGTCGCTGCGAGCAGATCTTCCCTAGCGATCTTGAGATCGAAGCTTTCACCGGATTGGGCAGCATAAGCATAAGCGCCGATATGGGGGTCACCCATCACATAGCACGAGAGCAAGTCTTCGTTATCAGTCGTTGGCGCTTTCCGGGGCTTGTACACCCCTTTGTAATCAGCCATCGAGTCGAAGATGGCTGATTGAATGAGCTGGAGCTTTTCGTTCTCATTTACCTGGGTCTTCACCCACTGAGCCGAGATGTCTCCATCTTTGTTGTAAAGGGTTGACGTACCCTTCACGGTGAATGGCGCAGGAACCTCGTGCGTCATGTCATTGTCAGGCGACACGCCTTGCAGTGCTGCCCTAGAGCGCATCCGCGCCATTGTGATCTCAGCTGTGCGATTAGCGATGCCGAGGAAAGGCCCGACATCCTGCATAAAATCACACCGCAAAGCAGCATCCAATACTCGGTTCTGCGCGGGTGTCTGCGCGAAAGGACGCAGGTACTCGTAGCGAGTCATCCTTCGGCCAGTCTTCTGGCTATTTCTGCTGCACGAGCTGGAGTCTGCTTAGCCCACAGGCTGTCGAGAGCATGCTCAGCTGCGCCTAGCCAGATTTCGGCCTTGAGGCTGGATATCATATTCCTGAAGCCAGCAACGCCCTCTACGCCAAGCTGGTAGCACATCTCGACGATGCACTCTTGCCTCGCCTGGTTGAGATCCGTGAACCACAGGCTTTTCGACATCTGCGCGTAGATTACGTCAACGTAATCAGCGAGTAGAGCTTCAGCGATAGGCTCAGGGATTCCGTGACCGCCGTTCTCTATCATCGTCCCGTAGCCAATAGTCAGCCTGCCCTCGCTGCATTCGTAGGCGAAACGACGATAGCCCTCATGCGCTTTTAAGCGGTCGATCAGATCTTCGCTCATCGCTTGGCTGTTTTCTCAGCTTGAGCAAAGTCCATCTCGCTGGGTGCGCCCTTGGCTCCCTTGGCGCGCATCTTCTCAGGTGTTTTACCTGCTGCTTTCTGCGCAGCTATCCGCTTCTTTTTAGCGTGGATATTCGCGTACAGACCAGGCTTTTCAAGTAGTCCAGGCATCTTAACTCCAGATAGATAGTGCAATCTTAACGGCAGCCGCAAACGCGAGAAGCACAGCGACAGACAGCCCGATAAGAACAATTGCCAGCATCATCAAGAAGCTGACAGTTTGATCTATACGCGACCCTTCGATTCTTTGCCGATTCACTACCACTTCACCTTGTGCGACCAGTAGCGAGCGGAGAGCTTGCTAGGGTTCGAGTCCTGTGCATCGTGTCGAGCGTAGTAAGACTTCTTTCTAGCCTTATCCTTCGCCGTCGTAGGAGAGCTTCCTGCGCCCTCTACCCCTTGCTGACCGAAACGGATTGTCTTTGTCTCATCGCCTACCTTGGCAACGACCACATGACTCTTGGTCTTGTGACCAGGTGTTCGCTTAGGTTGATTGAATCCCTCAACTCCAGCTCGCTCGAGCAGCCCCTTGTCTCTTTCTGACCGCACAGCAACTCCGCTTTCTCTTGGCATAAAAAAACCCCGCTAACCGAAATTGGCGGGGCTTAACACGCTATGGCTTTGTATCATGCTAGGGATATACATTTGCTGAAATATCAAAACGACAAAGGCAACTATCCCCGCGCACATTGTCAACAACTAGACCCTGCAAAACAAGTGTTTTATCCGATATATAAATTTATTTGTAAAAGGTTTGACACCGCAACGCTCTCGGGTTAGATTCCGCTTAACCCAACCAAATTGGGATCATAAGTTTAAAGATAATCAACCATTACGAGGAAGGCGATATGAGCAACATGAGCCAATGTTATTTAGACAAAAAAACAGAAGATGCTTTTGGATATCGGATTTACCGAGTCACGAATGATGTCAACGGGAATCCTCGGTATGTAACTACCTGGATGGCTTTTGGTGATGATTACCAATCAGCCTTAAAAATTGCGAGATCTGAAGGATTTCAGGTTTATCGAGGCAAAAACTTTGGCGGCGGGTTTGTAGCTCAAAGCTACGACTTAGAAGGCACGGTTAAAGGGATTATCGCAAAGAGGGCAACAGCATGAGCAGAACACGAGAGCAGCAAATCAGAGAGCAGGTTCGCACCTATCACCGCAACAACCCAGAAGTCTGGGAGCTATTCAAAGGCTTCACCCTCGAACTAATTTACTCCGGCCGCAGGCACTACTCTGCCAACGCAATCTTCGAGCGCATCCGCTGGGAAAAAGATCTAGGCAATGGCAGTGAGGCGGCGTTCAAGCTCAACAATAACTACCGCGCCTTTTATGCTCGCCGCTTCATGGCTAGCTATCCCCAGTACGAGGGATTCTTCCGCACACGCGCACAGCCCTCGAGCACCCAGGACGCCACCGATAGCAAAGAGTTTGGGCCACGCGACTACCCTTCCAGTTACTCAGCATCTTTGAGGGCAGCGTCATGAATTCAATTACAACGATTGAGAATGTCGAAACTGCGAATGCCGCAGCTCTCGAAACCATCACACGCATTCGGCAACTGGGCGCGATTAGGGATGAACTGCTAACCCAGCTCGACGCTTTCTTTTTAATCCGAGACACCCTTCCGCATCTGATCGACGACGACTCGCACCCGATCAAAACCCAATGGATCAGCAAGGATGGCGGTCTAGTCCTGCGCGTCACCAATAACCACGGCGACACCGAGACCATCGACGAGAGCCTGGTTCCTCAAATATTTGCACGACCCACGGAGAACTTCTAATGAATCGCGTCACTAATAAGCAGCTCGAAAATCAACTCGACATCATTAACCAGCTCACAACTGGCTCTACTGCGGCCCACAATTTCGGCCCCGACAAGTACACCCCTCGCTGGAAAGCAATACCTGGCGCTTACGCGATTGACCAAAGCTACGGAGGCGTGAAGCTTGTGCGCTACTCGAACGAGTCTGGAGGCCAGGGAGAGATCACCCCTTATCGACTCACTAAGCGCGAGCTGTACTTCGTCATGCAGGGAATCATCAACACGCTGGAGCATATGCAGCGCCAGGAGGTGGCAGCATGAAGAAAGTCAAAATCGAGTATTTGGATTTCAATAATTTTGGCGGCATCGCTCAATACGCAATCACAGTAAAAGGTGAATCGCTCCAATCAATCGAGCGCGCGTTTTATTACACATTCCCAACTTCCTGGGACGCAATTTTTACGGAGGCAACAGCATGAGCAACGTCTTTGAGTCACTCAAAAAGCTGACCAGCGGCGAGACGGCTCCCCAGGCTTATCTCGACGGCAAGGCAGCATCGATGGAGCTGCTAACCAACATCCAGCTAGCCCACAAAGAAGAGGAGCCTGAGTTCGATCAGGCGCTTTTCGGAAGCTTCACTACCCTGGCGGTCGCGTTCTACCACCTGCACGGAAAGAAGGATGCGGAGCGGCTTATTCGTGCCAGCTGTGGCGTCGCCCTTGGTTTTCTAAAAGAGCAGGAGGCCGCCAAATGAAACGCATCCCAGAACCCTTACTACTCATAGGCTTGCTGCTTTTCATCATCATTGCGATGGGAGTAGCTGGCAAATCCGATTTTGAAGAAGAACAACGAATAGAGGCTTACCATGAAAATATGGCTTTCCGTCTTAGTGGACTCTAACGACCCAGCCCTCGACTTCTCAGGCTCAGTGATTGAGAAGGACGATCTCGAGGGAACCCAGGTATATGACATCGATTTGCAAGCCAGCTACAACGGCATTGAGATCGACGACATGGATTGGGAAAAAGCAGAAGAGCACCTTTTAGATCTAGTAACTGAGGGCGCAATAGAAGCTGGTCGCCCTATTCCAGGCAAGGTGATCCTGTGAATCCAGGCGCGGAGCTAGCGGCTTGCAGGCAGCCAAGGAAAGTGTCTTGTGCTGTCTGCGCAACAGAGTTTGAGGCGGTAGATAGCAAGGCTAAGTATTGCTCGAACCG